ACAAGCGACTGGCAGAGAATCCGTCAAACATGCCATCTGCCATCATCCAGTATTTAATGGGCAAGTACAACATCGGTGCCGCCAGTACCATCTACGGCATCATCAAAGAAAAGGAGGCTCAGGCATGAAGTGGTTTCTACTTATCTGCATTTTCATCATCATTGGGGCAGGCTGCATCCTGCTCGGGATTGATTACGACAACCTTAGTGACGCTGTGCAGGGCCTTGCGGGTTCAGTTACCTGCTTCGGCGCGGCTGGCTGGATGACCTGGTACTGTTCAAAGAAAAACCTGCTGCCCGAATGATTACCCTTGAGGAAATAGCGCAGCGTCTTGACAGGCTGGAGACCTTGACGGCATTGTCGGCAAAGACCGTGCTTGACATCAACGACACGGCTGAACTTACCGGCTACTCGGTCAAGTACCTGCGGTTATTGATCGCCAAGCGGGAGATTCCGCACTACCGCAGGGGCAACCGCCTGTACTTCTCGCGCGACGAGATTGAGGACTGGATGATGGGGGTGCGCATCCCCTCCAGAGAGGAAATGAATATCAAAGCAATGGGTTATCACAAGTAAAACAGACCAGACATCGGGAAAGACCTGCACAACGGGCAAGGCAGGGATAATCCGGGAATGAGCAGCGGTTCAACTCCGCACCCGATGACAAAAGGCAACGACCGAGCCAAGAGGTCAAAATAAAAACTTAAAACTGACTGAAAAATGACAAACGACATCGAAAAAGTAAAGGCTTATGCCGCAGAGTTGGAACGCCTCATTGAGGCGGCAGACATCCACCCGCACCAGCGGATCATCATCAACGCACTCATCGGTAGTGCCAAAGAGAAATATGACATGTATAACTAATAATTTTAAGAATCATGGCAACGAAGAATGTAGAGGGGTTGCACAATTCAATGATCGCAATCCAGAAACAACTCAAGGCACCGAAGGGCCAGTACAATTCTTTCGGCAAGTATAAGTACCGCAGTGCAGAGGATATCTTGGAGGCCGTCAAGCCGCACCTCGCAGAATATGGTGTACTGCTGATGCTCTCGGATGATGTGGTGATGATAGGTGACCGCATCTACATTAAGGCAACGGCAACCGTGTGCAAAGGTGAAGAAAGAATATCTAATACGGCCTATGCCCGTGAAGATGACACCAAGAAGGGCATGGATGGCTCGCAGATCACCGGAACGGCATCAAGTTATGCCCGCAAATATGCCTTGAACGGCCTGTTCCTTATCGACGATACAAAGGATGCAGACACGGATGAGTACCACAACCAAACCAATCAGCCGAAAGCCAAGGCACAACCCGCAAAGGAAATCGACTTTGAAACCGAGTTGAAAGCCGAAGCAGATGCAAACAACTGCCAGAGCACTGCCGAACTGACCGCAGTATGGTCGAAGTACAAGACAACAAATCCCGAACTCACTAAGGTGGGCAGCGTTTTCTATAAGGCCGTTCAGCAGCGTGGTTCACAACTTAAAGAGCAGGGGTTATGATAGAGTTAAAGCACAGCGATGTGGTCTTCAATGAAGACGCACACACTTACACCAAAGGTGCAGAGAAATTGTCAGGTATCACCAGCCTCATTCATTCAGTGTTGAGGCTCGGTGTTTACCCGAAGGCAGACCAAGAGACGATTGAGGTGCGCATCCCTCGTGCAGGGTATTACGGCAAGTGCGTCCATGAGGCAATCCGTATGTTCAACGACACCGGCATTGACGTGACCGAGTTCCCCGAAAAGGAACATCCGACCAAGCACTACGGTCTGCAGGTGTTCCCAAGTCACGATGTCAGCAAGGAACTGGAGAACTACAAGCAGATGCTCACCAACGGGCGCAAAACCATCGCCAGCGAGTTCACGGTGTCGTTTGGCCAGTATGCCTCGCAGATTGATGCGGTGTGGGAAGATGCCGAAGGTGTTTACCTTGTGGACTATAAAACGAACAACTTGGACTACTACCCAGGTAAGGCAGCAGGGTTGAAGCAGTACCTGTCATGGCAACTATCGTGTTACGCTGTGATGTTTGAGCAGCAGACCGGCATCAAGGTAAATGGCTTGTACGGCATTTGGCTGCGCCATGACGAGAGCGCACTATGGCCGATAGACCGCCAGCCTGACGAACAGGTGACGTGTCTGCTAAAGACGGTAACCATTCCGCAGTATGATGGCACTTTCGTATATCTCAACAGCGAAATGCAGGTCGAGGAAACCACCGATGTGGTAGCCACCGCACAGGACATTGCTGCACCCGCAAACATCATCAAGGCCGTTGCCGATCTTCTCCGCGCAGAGAAGGCTGCAAAGGACATGAAAGAGCGTTTGCGTGAACTGATGGAGCAGAACGGTGTCACCAAATTTGAATGTGACGAGTTTACGGCCACCATCGGCAAACCGAGTGTATCGACATCATTCGACAGCAAGGCATTCAAGAAAGACCATGCCGACTTGTTTAGACAGTACACCAAGGAAATCTCAAAGAAAGGAAGTTTCACTTTAAAATTAAAATAACAACTATGAGCGTAAACAAAGCATTCATATTGGGACGCGTCGGAAAAGACCCGCAAGTGTCCCACATCAACGACACCAAGAAGGTATCGTTCAGCATGGCCACGACTGACCGAGGCTACACCAAACAGGACGGAGCACAAGTGCCAGACCGCACCGAGTGGCACAATATCGTGGCATGGCGAGGACTGGCCGAAATCTGCGAGAAGTACGTTCACAAGGGCGACCTGCTCTACATCGAGGGCAAGATTACCAACCGCTCCTGGGAGAAAGACGGGCAGACCCGATACATCACGGAGATCGTGGCTGAGGTGGTGGAGTTGTTCCCGAAGAACCAGCAGGGACAACAGGCACCCGTCCCCGGTAACGAGACCCCGCTGTGGGAAGCCCCTGCACCCAAGAACGATGACGCACCTTTCTGACATGGAGATTAACGATATGAAAGATATGAAACAGGAAACGAAAACCACCTCCGAGATCGTGGAGACCGAAGATGAGCGCTACGCGCGACTGAGGAAAGAACGCCTCGAGTGGCAGAAGAACCATCCCAACAAATGGTGACGATCAGCAACAGTCAACGGGATCAGGCGGTGAGGTACTTGCAGGCATTCACCGAACTGGAGAATGACAACCGAGATTTGAGGGTTGTGAACCTCTGCCGCCTTGCCCGAAGGCTTGCAAAACAGTTAGAGAAACGAGAGAAGAAATGAACGGCTGGATTAAGATACACCGAACAATGTTGCAGTGGGAACACTTCAACGAGCCAAGCGTGGTGACGGTATTCCTCGCCCTGCTGCTGAATGCAGACCGGTACGGAAAGACCGACATCAATCTCGGTGGTCTTATGGATGCAACAAAGTTGGGTAGGCATTCAATCAAAGGAGCCATCGCCAAACTGGTTAAAAGTGGCGAAATCACCCGCCAAAAATACGGGTCAAGAATTACCACCACCATCACCAACTGGAGCGAGTACCAAATGGGTCAAAATTCGACCCAATCAAAAAAGTCATTGGGTCAAAATCCGACCCAATATAGGGTCGAAAATGGGGCCAATATTAGCCCAAAAAATGACCCAATCCAATATAACAAGAATAATAAGAATAATAACAAGAATAATTGTGTTGTTGATACGCGCACGCGCGAGGATTTCATTGCTGATGCCCTTAATGACCTACGGGTCGAGCAGGGGTGCATGGCGATGAGGATAAGCCCGGACGAATACCGCAAACTGGTCACCGTGGTGACAAACGACTGGATATTCCGCAACATCCCCGACAACGAGTGGACACTGACCCACCTGCTGGCGCAGATGCGCATCAAGCACAACATAAACAACCGAGACAATGGACAACGAACTAATCAAAACGGCAACGGCACGGTTCACACCGTCACAGGCTTCAAGATCATCAGGTCGTGAGCCTAACATGGCACTGGAGGCGCAGGTATTCCGCAGTTGTTTCTACGAGGTCGAGCCGAACTTCAACCCGTCGAAGGCCAGCCGTGAGATACTGAACACCATATTCGCCTGGATATGGAAGGACGAGAGGCTGAACGTGAAACACGTTGACTTCAACAAGGGGTTTTTCCTGTACGGAAACATAGGCCGTGGCAAGTCAATGACGCTGAAGGCGATGCAGAAGTACATGAACAGCGTGATGAACAGGCACTACAAGCGCGAGGATTACCGCCTCGGCGCATGGTGGAAGACCGCCAGCGAACTGGCGAACATCTATGCGGCAGACGGGCAACCCGCACTCATCAAGTATGCGGCAGACGGACTGAACCTCATAGTCGACGAGTTCGGGCGGGAGCCGATCCCCGCCAGTAACTACGGCACCAAGATGAACGTGTTGCAGTTCCTGATGCAGCTGCGCTATGACAAACGCAGGTCAACCATCACGCACATCACAACCAACCTCACCCCCGACCGCCTGGAGCCGCTCTACGGCGACTATGTGGCCGACAGGTGCAAGGAGATGTTCAACTTTATCGAATTCAATGGTGAGAGCCTGAGATAACAACAGATATTACGACACATCAAATCAAACAACTAAGTATATGGACGGATTAATCATTTCAATTATCGCGCTGACGGCGGTTTCAGCCGCAAGCATAGCGCTAAACATGGGCCAGTACAAAGAAAGACAGCACTGCCAGTCTGAAACGAATAAATTCATCAAAGACGCAGCCAAACTCGAACTAGAACTGGCCAGCGTAAAAGACGAACTAGACAACGAGAGAAAGCACCGTGAATGGGCGATCGGCAGACTCAAAGACCAAGGCATCCTCATCACCGGCCTTCGCAATGCCCTGAAAGCAGCCAGCAAAGACAGGTGGAAACAGTGGCAAGAAAAGCAGAGAGAGGAGGACAACACCGATGTATGACAATTACAACTACCCTCCGGGAGCGGACACGCCCGACGCACCCTGGAATGAAAAGGAAAACCCCGAAATCGAGGTAGTGGCAGAGGTAACCGTGTTACTCAAAAAGAGCGATGTCAAGATTTCCACCAGCAACTACAATTTTGACGAAGACGGGGAAATCGAACTCAATGACTGCTACTGCGACATCGAAGAGTATTACGAGAAACAATGCAACCCTATACCTAAGATGCTCGGAGAGCTGACCAAGTACATCAATGGTGAACTCGCTGGCGGGGATATAAGCGCATCCCGCAGGCAGGAGCTTGAGGCGATGCTTCAGGACTGCGTAGGATGGGAAACTGTTGATATTGAAATAGAAGACTACAAGATAGAGTAACTTTTTTCATAGGCACTACCGACAAGTCCAACGGGTTATGCCCCAACACTGGAGGTGGAAAGGTACTGAGGAAACTAGCGGTTTTTACACAGAACGTTTTTTCATACTTCAAATAGACTGAACTGAATAGCCCGACAAAAAGCCCGTGAGGGTAATGGGGAATTTAAAAAGTTAATAAAATGATACATAGACGACAGTCCACTTTGCTGTGAAGCAAGGTGGTACACCGAATGGTAGTTCAACGGATAGAACGGAGGCTTCCTAAACCTCAGATGAGGGTTCGATTCCCTCCCGTTCGACAAGGCTTATTTTTGTTTAATTTTTCAATCGTCGGCTGATAAGGCAGCCGCTGGGTACGGAAACCCAGGTTAGTGAAGGTTTTAGTAATAATTGAAATTTGATGGCGGGAGCGCAGGCATATTCGGCAAGGCACAAATGCCTTTGGGGTTCGATTCCCCAGCTCCTTCAAGGAACATTATTAACCAATTAAAATAACCAATTAATATGACGAAGGTAGAGATAACTATCCAGAACGGCCAGATAACTTGGCTTGAACAGTCAGGTGAGCCGTTGCCCCACGAGAAGTGGGAGGATTTAAATGTGGCAGTAGCCAATGTGTTTAATGATAAAATGGCGGAATTATGAACTACTACATTCAAGGAAACAAACAAAAAGCCGACCAAATCAAGGCTGAGTTTGAGAATAAGGGGTATAACACATATGCCTGTGTTGGTGAGAGCAGATAATGTTTGTCGTTGGAATTATTCGGTATTCTCTCACATTACTGGTAATAAGGATTGGCTATTTGCAGTATGTAATGGCGTTAGTTTTACTCAGTGCATCCCCTTTGATGGGAATGAGAAGTTGCTTGGCACTATTGATATGCCGAGTGAGGAATTTATTAATTGGTAATTGATTGAACTATGAGCAGACAAGAAGATTTCATTCAAGCTGGTATTGACTACCGCTTTGAACATGGTAAGCCAATGGCCATTGGCGGTGACAACTTTGCTGATGTTGCAAATGAGATGAACCGTTGCAAGGACTATGAGGCTGGTGCTGAATACGGCTACCAGTATGCCCAGACCTATCCCAACTGGATTTCGGTTGAGGATGAACTGCCGAAAGAGCGTGGACAATATTTTGTATATACGGCTGCGGATCAGTCTTGGCAGAGCGAATGGATGCAAGATAAGTCGGGCGAGTGGCACTGGTTCTGCTCGCCAATGACGGTAGGTACAATTGCCAACGTTACACACTGGATGCCGATTGTGCCGCCAAGAAAGGAGGACTGATTATGACTGATGAACAAAGGATAGTTAAAGAGTTAGAAAACATCAAAAGAAAGCTTGATGTACTTCAAAGGATAGAGAAAACAGGTTGGCATCCAGCAAGCGAGTTGCCACCAGTTGATGAAAGTGGCAATAGTGCCGAACTTATCGCAATCACATGTGACAACAACTTAATGAAAGTGTATTTCCATTACGAAAGCGAGGAGCACAACTTTTGGGTTGAAAGCGATGATTGGAACAAGCAAGTCAAGTACGGAGTTAACGTTAAATGGTGGTGCTATCCACCGAAAGAGGACTGATTATGGACTACAGAGAACGATATAAACGCATTAGTGAAAGCGAGTGGTTTAAGAAACACTATGATGATAAATCACTTGGTTACACCGAAGAAGTAAAGGAGGACTGATTATGCAAGCAAGGATTAAAACAACGGGGCAAATCATTGAACTTTGTCCTTATGTGTATGACATTGATGGAAACGATTTCCTTTTAGAGGAAGTTGAATTACTAGATAATCCTAACTGGGAACAAGTCCGCATTGATGCTGCCGTCAAGTTAACCTGTGCATTAAGTGAGAAAATGCTCGGAGATGGTTATAGCGAGAGGCAGATTGTGAAACAAGCAGTTGAACTTGCCGATGTACTAGTCGATGAACTAAAGAAAAGAGGACAAGATGAAAGCAAAGATTAAAGCAACAGGAGAAATTACCGAGTTTATTACAGGCAAGAATTTACAAGGTGAAACTATTCTGTTAAAAGTAGGTAGTACATCAATATTTTCACTTGATGAAGTAGAACCAATTACTGACATTGACTGGCAACACTACCGTATTCAGGCGGCAATCGCTGCTATGCAAGGAATGTTAGCCAATCCGCAGACCTTTGAACAGATAGACCATGATAAAGGGTACAAGGAGGTTTGCGATGGCGATAAAACTAAGATTGTAGCCAGAGCATCTGTAATGTATGCCGATGCTTTGGTAGCGGAGATAAAACATAGTGAAGATGTGTATTCAGAGTGCCGCAGACTGGATGCTATTAACACAGCCTCTGTCTGCGAAAACATGACAAAGATTCAAAAAGAACTTCAAAAGGAAGGAGGTGAACAATGAAACCGAGTAGGGGAATATCAGTCACATTCCTTAAAGGAAAGGATGGGTTGTGGCATTCATATACAGCATACGCTGAAGAAGTTGACTATGAAACAATGGTCAAATTCATGGATTGTATAGGCAATGCGGTTGATGCACTTAAC